CGTTGTCAAACACTCCATAAGAAGTACCTCCAGCTCCATAAGAGTTCATTGAAGCAAGCATATCGTCCATAGCTAAACTAGTAGCTCTGTTAACAAACATCATGTATTCTTCAATAGCACCTTGCTTGTCAAACTCAGCTAGTATAGCATCGAACTCAGCTAAATCAGTAGCAGCATTAACGCCGGTTACGCCAGTAGTAATGTTACCTCTTTTTTCAATAGCTGCAAATAAACCTTCTGTACCAGTGGTAGCAACAGCTGTGTTAGCTCCAGTTAATCCTAGAGCATTATCAACAAAGTCAGTTCCTGGAACACCAAGCTCTGATTCTAGCATTGCCATTTCAACATAATCGTTAAATCTAGCTCTAGTATCAGCTTCAGCTTTTAAGTACCAAAGATATCCACCTTGTCCTGATTCAGAAGTTACTTCGATCCAACCAATTCTTGAAGCGTCTGATCCAGATACTTCGTAGTAATCTTTCATAATAATTGGTTTATTAGTAAAAGATTTGAATTGTGGTTCGTTAGCACCTCTACTTGTTGCAGTACCAGCAACGCCATAAGCTTTACCTTTTGCAAACTCAGAACCATAAACTAGTACAGTTATAGATTTATTAGTAGAAGTATCAGCAAAACCTATATCACCTAACGTAGCTTGTGATCCATAAGGAGCAACAGATATTGTGTGAGTACTAACATCATAAACTAGCGCCTTACAAACTCCTTCAGAACTAGAAATAATAACAGTGTCATTTTCTCTAATACCGTGAGTAGTTAAACCGCCGGTAACATCCTCAGCTTCATCTATATCAGCTTGAATTTTTATAGTACCAGCACTTTGAGTACCACCTGTAGCGTTTACTAAAACACCTTTGTAAGATAAATGTAACCTACCTTGCTCTGACCAAATAACTTGATCTGCAGTCATAGGCTCTTCTGCGCCGACTTGAGATAAGAAACCTGATATAGTTCTCGGTCCGAAAACTTCAGCTTCTTGCTCCATTAAGTCTGGCACGTATTGTTGACCCCAACCATCCGTAGATGAAAGGTCTAAGTAATTAGTTTCTAACGTTTGCTTCTTTGGAGCAGGCACGCTATTTAACCCATTACCTGGATTTGAAATTGCCATAATTATAAATTTTTAAAGTTAATTTTTCTTTCTAATTTTAAAAGATCTATTTCTAATATCAGAAGAAGAATCACCTATAACCTTATACTTAACGCCCCCAACGTTAACTTCGCCGTGTGTTTTTCTAGGTTCTAAGTTTATATTTTTATCTTTAGCAACTCTATCTTTTATAGCATCAGCTTTACCTTGCTCATAAAAATGTTTAGCAATAGTATCAGCATTCATAGCTGTAAATAAAGATTTATGATAACCCGCAGCGTCTTCAATAGTTTTATTATCTTCGCCTACAAACTTGTTGACGAAATTATTAAGATCGCTTTGTGTTGTTTTAACCTTATCAACATCTTTAACGTTAAACCTATATTTCTTATCTCCAACATTATATTCAAAACCTTTGAACTGGTCGTTAAAAAGATTATTAGTTTTATTTAAAAATGTTCTTTTATTTGCTTCAGATACCTTCTTTTGATTCTCTTGATCTTTGTTGTATCTATTAAAAAAATCTATAGCTTTCTGCTGCTCACTAGTGAGTTTGCTTCCAGCTTTAATTTCTTCATAGTATTTAGACTTTTGCCCGTCTAAGTAGGCTCTAGCCTCGGCAACTTGCTCTTTGAGGGCTATTTCTTTTTTACGCTTAGTTCTTTCGTCATCTAATTCTTCATCAATACCAAACATATCTTCCATTAAAAAACTTCGCTCTTCGTTATTTAAATGAGATTTAGTAGATTTATAATACTCGTTTAATACATCAGTATCATCTAACTTAGATATATCTCTATTTAAATTAACATAGTCTTGTATGTCACCACCTGTTTCGTCCATAAAATCTACAAGCTTCTGTATGTTTTCTGGTAGTGGTTTGCCTGTTTGTTCAGCTTCTTCAACAGCTTCTTCTACAGCTTCTTCTACTTCTTCAACTGTTTTATTTTCAATAACTTCTTCAACAACTTCCTCTATAGTAGGTTGCTCTTCATTAGTTTCTGTTGTTTTAGCCTTAACATCTTCTTGTGGCGTTTCAGCTTTTTCAGTTTTCTCATCTTGAGTAGGTGGTTTATCTAAGTCTATTTTAGTAACGCTAGGATCTTCATAGCTATCAAACTTAGATATAAATTTACCATCTTCATCTCTTGGTTGAGTTGTTTTTTCATTTACAACCTCTTCAATAGGTTGCTCAGTTGTTTCTTCAACAACTTCTTTATTTTCTTCTGCCATAATAAAATTTTATAAAATATTAAATATTAAGAGTCGAACCTATCTAAGTCCACTCCTCCTGTAAGTATATCATTACCTGATGATTCAAATTTATTAAACGAGTCACCCTGTTTTCTTTGCTGTATCATTTCTTTTTGATGCATAGCCTGCTGATCTACCCTTTTATCTTTTCTATCTTCTCTTTCAGTTTCACTTTGTTTTCTAGTTTGTAACTCTAACTCTTTCATTTTAGAATTTAAATCAAACTCAAACTGCATCAAATCTTTTTTAGCACTAACTTCATTTTGTAAAAACTGAGACTGAAGCTGACTCTTTGTTTGCTCTAGTTGTATTTCACTTTGAGACTTTGCTTGCATTTTTTGCAACTCCATTTCAGCAGCCACTTGTTGCGACTGTTGATTAGCTTGAGCTTGAGCCTGTATGTTTTGTTGTTGTATTGCTTGGTCTCTTTCTATTTTCTTTTTTCTTTTAACTTTAAGTAATTGATTTGCTAGCTTAATATTTCTAACCTCTCTTAAGTCTATAGCATCATCAATATCTAAGGTTTTTTGTTGCAATGCCATTTGTATATTATTTTCTAATATAGCTTTTTCTTCTTCATCTGGCAATAGTTCTATAAATATACCAAAGTCGTGAAGGTATAATTCTTTTAATTCTTCTAGCGTAGCAACATTATGTGCACCAATAGAATTTATAAAAGCATGTTTTGTTGGAGAGTACTCAACTATATCAGCTATTCGCAAAGATAAACACTCAGCAGCTTCAGCAGTTAAAAACAACATTGATTGTAGTATGTGTCTTGTTGCTGTGTTAGAGTTTGCTGCTGCTAATTTTTGCACACCAACTAAAGCGTTTTTATCTGGCAAACTACCGTCTCTAGCTTCATTTAAACCGGTTACGTCTCTAATCATTTGCATGTAGTAGTTGTAAGTAGTTATTAAACTTTGTATCTTACCACCATTAACATTATTATTTATTTGTTGTATTGGCACTTTACCAGGATTCATATCACCGTCTTGAGTAAAGCTTCTACCTATGACACTACCAGTCTGGAAGAACATGTTTAAAGCTTCTTGCGGATTGTAGTTTGTTCCATTACCTAAATCTATTTCAGCCAAACCATCAGCATCTAAGTAAACACCGTCTGGTACCATACGCGCCATTACTTGCTGTAACTTTAAGTGTGTTAGTTGTATCATATCAGCAAAGCTAGTTATTCTACCAACAATAGACTCTATCCTATCTTCATACATCCTTGGTGCTGTTATTTGATAATTCATTTTAACGCTACCAAAATTAGAATCAGATCGCATCATATTAGGACACATTCTCCACTCTAATAATTTTTCACAACCTAAAACAAAAACACCTTCGTATAAAGTTTCAATAACTCTTTCAAGCTTTCTATACTCACCATCCATACTAGCAGGCGGATTAAAGCCGTCGTCTTTTTCTATAACTTTTTCTCCACCAGCTGCAGTCGCTTTTAATTTATAAACATTATTCATATGTGTTTTAAAATTAAAATACAATACTTCTATTCTATTTCTATCGTTATCGTATTTTCTTGATGGAGTTTTGTAATGGTTGCCACCAGACTTGCTAACTATTTCTTCTATTTCAGATTCTGTTAATCCTGGAAATTGTTTTACAAGCTCATTAATTGGTATTTCTTTTACTTCACCAACATAATATATATCGTCAAAGTAAGGTGAGTCTGTATGTGAGTAAACTAAATCGGCTGGATCAACATATTTAATTCTAGCGCCATCACTAAAATCAAAAGTTGTTTTAGTAGCAGCTATACCTAAAACAGTTAAATCATATAAACATCTTCTTCTTACTAAATCATAATCACTAGCTTCCATCAAAGTGTTTATAGCTTGCTCTTCTGCTATCTCAACAGCTTGCTTGTAATTTAACTGCATGTGTAAAGCTAGTTCTTCTTCTGTGTCTGGTAAAGTTTCTGGATTATTTTCGTTTAACTCCATACCAAATAAATCTTTAGCGCTCTTATCAAACTCTCTAGCTCGCATATCTCGAAGCATAGATTCCATGTATTCAGTTCGTTTACTAATACCAAACTCGTCTTGAGAAAAAGCACTTATTTCGTAATTTCTTTGAGCCATGCCATTTACCACTATATCAACAAACTTAGATATAACAGGTACTGGCTTCCAATCTAAATTTAAATAAGATAAATCACCGTTTATAGATAATTCGTTTTTGTACTTTTGTATCGGCTGTTCACCTCTAGCATATAATCTTAATCTATGAAAATTGTTTTTGCTATTATCATATTTAGATGTAGTACCTGAAAACCACTCGTGTTTTATAGCTTTTGCTATTTTTAAACCGTATTCTTCACTTAGCTTTTCCATATCGCTAACTGCTTGCGATGGAAAATATATAGAGTAATCTGATATCATATTTTATTCTTAATTATCTTTGATGTAATTCCTTTATTATTAAATTTAGATATATTTAAATTTAACGGTTGTCTTTTTTGTTTTGGATTAGGTCGGTATAAATGTCTATTGCAAGCCATTATAGCTAAACCAGAACTTATTGAAGCATCATGTTTTGTTCTTCTATTTATATCAAACTTAGACCAATCATTAAGTGTATTGTTAAAATACATAGTTCCATAAGTTCCGTCTTGTAATAAACCAACATGATCGTTGATATACATTTCAATAGCAGCTGCATGAGCTTGTTTTATATCTTCACTTGAGTTTGGTATACCACCAACTTCTTTTTCAGACGTCGAAAGCTTGTTCCATATTTTATCTGGCCTGTTCATGCTAAAGCCTCTATAGCCTCTTCTTCGTAAATAGTATAATAATCGCGGCTTGTTATTTTCTGCAAGTATTGGCATGCCGTAAAATACTAAAGACATTAAAACGTCTTCAAAAAATATTTCAGCTGTTTGTGGTCTAGCTATATATTCTAAAAAGAACGTATTAGCTGGAGCATCTTCCATTGAAAACTTAGTTAAGCCGTGTAGAGCGCCTTTCGATCCTCTGTTATCTACAGTGCCAGATATATCATACGAGTCACAACCAAACGCGCCAACGTGCTCGTTGCCAGGATATTTAACTCCATTTTTTATTATTACATTGTTTTGCAACTTAGCGTTAGGTACCCAGCTTATAGCGAACCTACCATTAGGATCTGGATTAAAAACAACTCTTGTATCTTTAACACCATTAACCCATTGAAAGTTACCTAGCGTTAATACTGAAGAGCTTCTATTACCTTCGTTGTAATCTATTTGCTCGTATATTTTTATAAGATTAAACAGACTATTTTTTGTTTCATCTCTAAACGCGTGCTCTTCAGTTCTTGGAAACTGTCTATAAAATTCGTTTAAAGCATCTTGATCGTCTTTTAAACCTTCAGCCTCGTTTTGCCAATGATCTATTACGCCATAATCTATTTCTATTCCTTGTGGATCAAGTGCTGGTTCTTTAGGAGTATTGAAAACAGGCTGTCCGTATTCGTCAATGAATCCTTCGTAATTCCATTCCATAGGAATAAACAAAGAATATAATCCTGACTTAGTTTGTCCGTTTTTGTTTCGCTTGGTAACATCTGAGTCATTATATAAGTTTTTAAAGTTATCACCACCTTTTTCTAACGAATTACTAGTGCTACCCATCATACATTTACCAACAACTCTACTACCTAAACGCAAGCAAGTTTTTGTAACTCTCCAGTTATTTTTTATATTATCAGGCCTTTCCCACTTACCACTCTCATCATGAACTAGTAAGTTTAACTTCTCACCATCATAACTATTATCACCTGTATTTTTCCAGTCAATAGTAGTGTCAAGCCCTTCAACATCATCCATTTCTTCACGCTCACGTATTTTTTTACGTGTAAACTTTTTAGCTGGCACTCTATATGCGAGTTCGGACTTTGGCCGGTCCATACCGTCCTGTATTGGCTTGAAGAAGAAAGGATAATTTAAACTAATAGGTACTACTTTGTCTGTAAACATTTTTTTCGCATCAGCACCAGTCTTAGATAATATACCAAATCTACTATCACTAGCAAGCGTTGCTAAATTAACAGTTTCAGCTGAACTCATAAATGAAAAACCTGATCGTCTGTTTTTTAAATAGCACATACCGTAGCATCTACTATCAGCTTTACAAGCTTCCCAAAATATATAGAATAATCTATTTGCTTCTCTATAATCAGGTGCGCCTACATCTATTTTACTCCACTGTAAGTACATATAGTGTGTACCTGTTATATAAGTTGGTTTACCATTATTCATAAACCAAAAACCTTCTTCTCTTCTTTTAAACTCTTCGTCTATATAACCGTAATGCTCTTCTTTAAAATCAAGAGGATAGTCTTGCCAGTCAAATACTGTTTTAATTTTTTTAAACTCAGGCTTTACTGGAAACTGTTTCCACTTTTGCTCTGATTTATTCTTACTGTAACTGTATATATTACTTGGTTGTTTGGGTAAAGCTATATGTAAGCCTTGTATTTCTATAACGTCACCAATCATACCGGTTTTAGATATAACAACCACATTGCTTTCTTTGTTATATCCATACTCCCACTTCCTGCTCTTATTTAATCTTTTAATAGTATTTAACCTTATTGGTTCTACTATTTTATACAAGCTTTGTTCGTATTTCATTTTGACCTACCCTCTGCAAAACC